GACGGAGGCTTAATAATGAAATACGATAATGATTACACTATCGGCCTGAAGAATACATGGGAAGTGGTTTGTTACGGTTCTGACGGCCAGGAGAAGTGGCGAGAGTTAAATAAGAATCTCGTTACTACAGAAGGCGCGAACCATGTGCTGGGAGGTACGTTCAAGAGCGTTACTCAGATTACTGGCTGGTATGTTGGCTTAAAAGGGTCAGGAACTGCTGTAATTGCCGACACCATGAGTTCTCACTCAACGTGGGCTGAGCTAACACCCTACTCCCAATCTTACCGACAAACACTAACGCTGGGTTCTGTAACTGGAACAACCACTAGCACCTGTGATAACTCCTCTAGTAAAGCTACATACTCTATAAATGGAACAGCTACAATAGCAGGGGCCTTTTTATCCTCCTCTGATTCTAAGGGGTCTTCAGGCGGATCACTATACGGTGTGGTGGACTTTGCTTCTTCCAGAGATGTTATTTCTGGGGATACTCTTGAGGTGACTGTAACACTTACCGCAGCGAGTGCATAATGGGCGTTGAAACAGCCAGTTGGGTAACACAATTAGACACCGCTAACCCCGTTGTTGGCGACCCCGTTGGTGAAGGGGACGATCATTTGAGGATGCTAAAGACTGTCCTAAAAAACAGTTTTCCTTCAACGTCTACTACAGCAATAGTTCCTGATGTGTCTGGGGAAAGTGGGAAGTATTTAACAACTGACGGAACAGATACATCGTGGGGTACTGTTACAGCAGGTGATCCAGCAGGAACAGCCATAGCGATGGCGATTGCATTAGGAGGCTGAAATGGCTAATACGTTTAAGAATCAGGGAGCTGCATTAGTTACAGGTGGAGGTGTAGTTTATACTGCCGGTGCTGGCGTAACAGCTATCATTCACTCTTGTTATGTGAGTAACATTGATGGTACAAACTCAGTAGATGTGGATATAAAGGCTAGAGCAACCTCTGGAGATACTTACTACCACGTTGCTAAAACTGTACCTGTACCCGCAGGTTCTACTCTGGTGCTTGATAAGCCGATAGACTTAGAGGCTACAGGTGACGTTCACATGACCGCCAGCGCAAACTCTGACGCAGAAACGGTCTTAGGCATACTTGAAATTACATGAGTTATTTAGGCCAAGTTGAATTAAAATCCTCTGACATAAGGAGGGTTGACGTAACGAGTTCTACGTCTGCTACGCATACACTTACTTGGACACCCCCAAGTGAGCAATCCCTTATTGTCACAATCAACGGTGTAAAGCAACAGAACAACTACACCATATCTGGTACAACCCTTACGCTTGATAGCGCACTGGTTTCTTCTGATGAGTTAGAGGTTGTTGGCATCCTAGACATAGGAACCACCAACATCCCTGCTGACGACTCTATTACCACTGCTATGGTTAAGGACGATGCTATAACTGCTGACAAGTTAGCCGATGCTATTAACACTTCTATTGCCGCTAATACAGCCAAAGTAACCAATGCTACTCATACTGGCGATGTAACTGGGGCTACAGCCCTTACTATTGCTGTTGATGCAGTTGACATTGCTATGTTATCCGCAACAGGTACAGCTTCTTCAAGTACATTCCTAAGGGGGGATAATGCTTGGGTCGCGCCTACTGGTGGTCTTTTCTCATCTTATGCGATCATTTGCGACCAGAAAACGTCCGGTACGGTGAGCGGCACGTTTACATCTGGGTCATATCAAACAAGGGATTTGAATACTGAAATTACAGACCCGGACGGAATTGTTTCCATTTCCTCCAATGAATTTACATTAGGTGCGGGTAGTTACCTGATTGAATGGTCTGCGCCTGCTCAGTGGGTAACAGCGCATAAGTCGAGATTATATGATGTAACTGGTACAGCAGAGGTACAACTTGGTGCGCCAGAGTACAGCCACTCAACGTATCCAACTTCAAATGTTAGTTTGGGTAGTGCGCGAGTATCGCCCAGTGGATCAAACGCCTATAGGATTGAACATCGATGTCAGACAACCAGAAGTACAAATGGTTTTGGTAATGCGGCATCATTTGGTGATAATGAAATTTACACCATAGTTAGAATTTTCAAGGAGTCGTAATGGATATCCATCTTTGTATTGACCATCTAAAACTAAATCTAAATTCATACAGATTGGATCAATCAAATCCACCACATGAAATTATTGGGTGGGACGGCCCTGACCCACAACCTACATTCTCAGAATTGTCAACTGCTTGGGCTGAAATTGGGGCGACTCACGATTCGCAAGAGTATGCGCGTAAACGCCAAGCAGAATACCCATCAATAAACGACCTAATCGTAGCCCTATGGGAAAACGTAGTGGAAGAAAGAGCGGCTTCAGTCATAGAACTGGAAGCCAAACGTCAAGCAATAAAGACAAAGTACCCTAAATAATGGCTAGAACAACTATAAGAACTGAAGACATTACGGCTAGTGAAGTTACTACCGCAAAGATGGCTACTGATCCGACTAATGCGTCCAACCTGTCTAGTGGGTCTGTTCCCGCTGCCCAGTTAGGGAATGTAGACCTTACTGGGTTAGAAGATGATATAGCGTTGCTTGGATTTCGAGTTGCTTCAAACGGCTCTTTAGCCAAGTACAATTTAGTTGACCAGACTGTGGATGATTTCCAAGATACTTCAGGTGTGGATGCTAGTGCCTCAACTAACGAAGTAAGAGATTCTTCCGGTAAGTATTATTCTGGTGCTGTAGTAGGTAGTTATTCAACGGATGCCATTACAGCAACTGGGGCAGGAACTTGGACAGCCCCGGCGGATACTATTAAAGCAGAGGTTTTGATTGTTGCTGGGGGTGGCGGTGGAGCATATTTTCAAGGTGGTGGTGGAGGTGGTGGTGGTGTAGTCCACGATGAAGATTATACTGTTGTTCCCGCTACTGAATATGATGTAACAGTTGGCATTGCTGGCGCAGCGGCTACAACTAGCGGCACCGGAGGATATCCTCATTCGGGGTCAGATGGTAGTAATGGTGGTGACTCTGTTTGGAATGTAAATGCAGAGGGTAGTGGAATAACCATGACCGCTATTGGTGGCGGTGGAGGGGGTTCTCAGGATGGTACAACTACTGGTATGCCGCCCAAAAATGGTGGTTCCGCTGGGGGTACGGGTGCTTACAATACCACCGCTGCTACTTCAACCCAGACATCCCCAACTGGGGCTGTAGGTTATGGTAATAATGGTGGTAAGCAACCAGCCGGAGCATATCAGGGAGAGGCCGGAGGTGGTGGTGCGGCAGCGGTAGGTGCTGACGGAAGCACAGGAAATGGTGGTGATGGTGGTGCTGGTAAATTATTTTCAAATTTCACATCTTATGGGGCTTCTTCCGGTTATTTTGCTGGGGGTGGTGCCGGAGGAACATATAACGCTGGTGAAGGTGGAACGGGCGGGATAGGCGGAGGCGGCACTAATGGTGGTGCTGGAACTGCCAATACTGGTGGAGGTGGTGCTGGAGGAAGGCGTAGTGCTGCTCCGGGTGCTGGCGGATCAGGTGTAATACTAATCAGGCATAGGTCAGAGGCATACAACAACATGACGCTTATATCCACAACTACAGCAGCCCAAGCAGCACCAACCAAAGGAGATGTAGTTTTCACTTATACGGACAGTATTGGCACAGCAACACTAGGAACAGACCTTACTGCTGAGATTTCGGCGGATGGTGGAAGCACATGGACAGCAATGACTTTAGGTTCTGAGGGCAGTACCGGAACTCATAAAATAGCCACAGCCCATGATGTAACAATAAGCAGCACAATTACATCCCCGTGGAACATGGCTTACAGAATAAAAACCTTGAACCAATCTGGAAGCAAAGCAACAAGAATACACGCAGTATCACTAGGATGGTCATAATATGAGTTATGTAGGAAACAAACCACCTTTTATAACAATCCCCGCTGATGATTCTGTCACCAGTGCAATGATTGTGGACGGCACAATAACATCTGGTGATATGGCAGTAGACCCCCGTAATGCTACTAACTTAAACGCTGGTGATGTACCTTTGGCGCAATTAGACAATGTGCCAGCAGTTGACTTAACTGGAATGGAAGATGACATTGCTCTTTTAGGTTTTAGAGTAGCCTCAAACGGATCGCTGGCAAAATACAATCTTGTAGATCAAACAGTAGATGACTTTCAGGATACTAGCGGTGTGGATGCTAGTGCCTCAACCAATGAGGTAAGAGACTCATCTGGCAAGTATTATGCTGGTGAGACTACAAACACCCCAACAGTAACTGGTGGTACGATTACTACAGACGGTGCTTACACTGTTCATAAATTTACAGCTGATGGTACGCTTGTAACGGATACTGCTCAGGATTATGAGGTTCTTATAGTTGGTGGAGGCGGAGGTGGTGGTCGGAGTCGTGGCGGTGGAGGTGGTGCGGGTGGTCTTATTTATATAGATGGTTACGCTGTTACCGCCGCATCACATTCTGTTACTGTAGGTGACGGAGGTACTGGAGCAACTTCAGCCTCTGGCGGTGGCTCAAACGGCGATGATTCAGTTTTCATAAATTTAACTGCTACAGGCGGTGGTGTTGGGGCATCTAATACTGGACAACATAATGTTGATACTGGCGGTTCAGGTGGTGGTGGGGATGATAATGCTGGAACTTCTGGTGATGCTGCCCAAGCCAGTACAAATGATGGTCATGCAGGCTCTGGTTTTGGTAATAATGGTGCTGGGGGCGGTAGTAATACAGGTGGTGGTGGCGGCGGCTCTGGAGCAGTTGGCGGGACTCACGATGGTGGTGATGGAAGGCAATATGATATTGTTGAAAACGGGGTAAACGTCTACTACGCTGGAGGCGGTGGCGGTGGGACATCATATAGCAGCGGCCCTTATGGAACAGGTGGGCAAGGTGGTGGCGGGAATGGAGAAAATTATGGGGCTACTGGAGAAACAGCGGGTACACCCAACACTGGTGGTGGGGGTGGTGGTGATGGGTCAAATGATAGTAATGGTGCTTTAGGTGGTTCTGGAATCGTAGTTTTACGCAGACCAACCAGTGGCACAGTGGGAGCAAACATGACGCTTATATCCACAACAACTGCAGCACAGGCTGCCCCAACAAAGGGCGACATTGTGTTGACTTACACCAATGGCGCAGGAACAACTACATTAGATACAGACCTTACCGCTGAGATAAGCGCAGATGGTGGCAGTACATGGACAGCATTGGCTCTTGGTTCGGAAGGTAGCACCGGAAGCCACAACATAGCGACATCACATGATGTAACAATATCTAGCACGATTACATCCCCATGGAATATGGCGTATCGAATTAAAACATTGAACCAAGACGCAAGCAAGACAACTAGAATACAAGCAGTATCATTAGGCTGGAGTTAAACTATGGCATTAGAAAGCGCAACATACATTAGCCAACTGGTAGATACAAATCCTGCCGGATCGGACGTTATCTCACAAGGAGATGACCATCTTAGGCTTATCAAAAAAGTAGTACAGGATAGTCTACCAGATGTAGATCAGGTAGCTACGACCATAATCACAAAAGCTACGGCCCCTACAACTCAGATAAAAGGTACGATTTGGTACGATACCTCTGCTAATACATTAAAGATAAACACAGCCTCAACCTCGTCTACCCCTGTTTGGGTGGAGATAAACACTGGCGCACCTTGGGCAGCAGGGGTCTTTGGCGGTTCTACTGTTGGGTACAGGTCATTCTCGGTAACCAAGGGCGGAACAAATCAAACTGGCGTAGTCACTGGAACCCAAACTAAGGTTACTTGGCCCACGGAAGAATGGGATACTGGCGGTGTATTTGCCTCAGATAAATTTACCTGTGATCTGGCTGGTAAGTATCACTTCTACTTTGCTTTGAAACTTACAGGTAATGTACTATACGATAATGCCGTTAGTCTTTACCTGAATGGCAGTGCTGTCAGATATGCCAACTATTTTATTGCCTATGATTCCGGGGCTAACACTGGTGTTCCTACCATGCAGATGGAGGCTAACTTAGACCTATCTGTAGATGATTATATAGAAGTGTATGTACATCAGGAAAGTGGCGGAGATCAGGTTGTGGATGGTTCAACTACGGCTACTTGGTTTAGTGGATACAGAATAGAATAATGCCTCTAGTACCTATAACAGATGTAGGTAAGGTAGGGATTATAGAAGATATACCACCCTATAATCTGCCACCTAACGCATGGTCTGGCGGAAACAATGTAAGGTTCCTAGACAACGGCGTAAAGAAAGTAGCTGGTTATAGCGAGGTCATGGCAACGTGCCCGTTTGCCCCCTACTACATCCAGCCTTACCTCACCGCTGGTGGTACTTACTACTGGCTTGCTTACGGGGCCGCAGACATTGCTGTATGGAACGGATCAACCTGGACAGATGTAGTGCGACAGGCCACCGGATCATTAGACGGAACTATCAATAGTTCTGTTACCACGATAACCCTAGCTGATGCTAGTGCATTTCCAGCATCTGGCACAATAGCTATGGGTTCACAAGCTATAGCAGACGGCGCATCTAATGCCTATGAAGAGGTAACCTATTCCGGTAAGTCTACCAATGATCTTACTGGCTGCACTAGAGCAACGACACCAGCAGAACATACAGATGGTTCTATCGTTACGCCCATATCTGATACCTCAACCACTGATAATGATTATGGTGCCAACACAACTACTAGAAAGTGGACGGCAACCAACCTTAACGGAATCATCATCGCTACAGATGGGTACGACACACCACAATATTGGCCCTTGGCGGCTGGTGTCCCAAGCCTGACGGTTCCATTTAGAGAGCTAAGAAATTGGCCCGCTACATCAAATAAATGCAAGGTCATACGATCCTTTAGAACCTTTCTGGTTGGTCTTAACTGGGAAAGGGCTGGGGTTAATGAACCCAGATTGGTTAAGTGGTCTACTGAGGCCACTTATGGTAATGTTCCCACGACATGGAGCGAGGCTGACAATACGCTAGACGCTGGCGAGTACCAGTTAGCAGACACTTCCGGGGAAATAGTAGACGGGCTACCGCTCGGCGATTCTTTTCTGATCTATAAGAAGAACGCTATCTACATTATGAACTATGTTGGTACTCCATATATATTCTCGTTCAAGTTACTGTCTCCCAATATAGGTTGTCTCGCCAAGAACTGCATAGCTGAGTTTGAGGGTGGACACTTCTTTATCGGTCTATCTGATTTCTACCTGTGCAACGGACAGCAGGTAACACCGCTGTTGCCAGAGCGTTTAAGACGCGCTGTGTTTGATGACCTTGACGGGGATAATGACAACTACAACAAATGCTTTGTTGCGGCTGACTATGTGCGAAATGAAATGATAGCAGCTTACCCATCTACAGCGGGTGCTTCTGGTGGTCCAGCGGATAAGGCTATTATCTGGAACTGGAAAACTAACACCTTTAGCATGAGGGATTTACCAGATACTTCCCACATATCTGCTGGGATCATAGAGATAACCGCTGGCACTCAATGGGATAATATTACCGGATCGTGGAATGCTGGCTCTGGTGCATGGGGTTCTACCAACTATGGAAATGTATCTGAGAATCTAGTATTTGCTGATGTTACAAATACCAAGCTATTCAGGGATAATCACGGCAATACAGAAGATGGCACTAACATGACCTCTTATATAGAGCGTACTGGTTACGACCTTGGTGACCCCTCTATAATTAAATATGTTTCAGCGGTTTATCCGGAGCTAGAAGTATCGGGGAACAATGAGGTCAAGGTTTATGTGGGCCATCAGATGGCCACAGAAGAAGCAATCACATGGGACAATGGGACAGACTTTAACCCAAATGAACAGTCTAAAGTTTCTTGTAGGTCTACTGGAAAATACTTTGGTGTTAAGTTCGAGTCTACCGGAGACTTTGATTGGAAACTAAATGGCCTAGCCTTTGATGTTAAGCCAAGGGGTAAGCGCGGTAGTAGGGCATACTAATGGCTTATAGTCCTAAAGATGTTAAATCAGTAAACAGGTGGTCACCTAACCCGGCCCCAGTAGAGCCAGAACAGTTGCCTGATTACCTCTTCAATGAATTAAACAGGCTGGGAGACATAATCTTTAACATAGATATGTTGCAGCTTGCCCAGACAAATGTTGCACCCGGATCAGAGACTAGAAAGACAAAGCCTAGAGATGGTGATATACGTTATGCTGATGGAACTAATTGGGACCCCGGTAGTGGGGAAGGAATTTACGCTTATTACAATGCAACATGGAATAAGTTGTGAAGGCTCAGATTGTTGCCCCAGAAGATGTTGCATATGTTTGGGAAGAGGTTGCACCATTACTTGATAAGGTGCAAGAACATACTGAGGGTGAGGTAGAGTCTGATGACTTCCTAGAACCGCTCACTCATGGGGATATGCAATTGTGGATTGCTACGGAAGATAAAAATCTACATTCTGTAATGATAACGCAGATAATACCATACCCACAGAAACAGGTACTTAGAGTAATATCTTTGGCCGGTTCAGACTTTAAGAAATTAAACCAGTTCCAAGCAATGTTAGAATCATTTGCGATAAGAACAGGCTGTACTTCCCTAGAGTTATGGGGG